TCATGCCGCCGCTCCCACCTCTGCGCGCGTCTCGCGCGCCAACGCTGCCAGACCGTCCGTGCGCAATCGCACATTTAGCCCATCGGTGCCGATGTCGACCCGCTCCACCAGCAGCGCCACGATGCGCGCCTGTTCGGCTGGGAACATTTCATTCCATAGCGGGTCAAGCCGGGTCAGGGCTGCGTAGGTCTCAGCCTCGTTGATCCCCGCATCTTTATCTCTGGCCGCCTTCCACGTGCCCGCCACAATTTCCGGTTGGCGGAACACGGCGCGCAACTGGTCGATGACGGCGGCTTCGATTTCACCGGCAGGCACGCGGCCAATCGGACAGGAACCGGCCCCATGCTTCAGAACAGTCTGGCTCACGTAGTAGCGGTACAGCCGCCCGCCCTTGCGGGTGTGTGTCGGTGAGAACGCTGCACCATCGGGGCCGTAGAGCAAACCCCGCAGCAGCGAGGGCGTGTCGGCGCGGGTGCGGGCGGCGCGCTTCCGCGGGCTTTCCGTCAGGATGGAGTGGACGCTGTCCCATGCCTCGCGGTCAATGATCGCTTCATGTTCACCGGGGTAGCTGGTCCCTTTGTGCACGGCCTCGCCGATATAGACCCGGTTGTTCAGTATTCGGTAGATGAACTTCTTGTCGATGCGGTGGCCACGGCTGGTGGTGACGCCCCGTTCGGCCAGTTCGCGCGCCAGCATAGTGCCCGAGCCGATCTCGATGAACCGGTTGAAGACCCAGCGGACATGGGCGGCATCGGTGGTCTCGACCAGCTTACGGTTCTTGACCTCGTAACCCAGCGGCGGGCAGCCACCCATCCACATACCCTTCATCCGACTGGCGCGGACCTTGTCCCGGATCCGTTCCGCCGTCACCTCGCGTTCGAACTGGGCGAAGGACAACAGGATGTTTAGAGTGAGCCGTCCCATTGACGTGGTTGTATTAAACGACTGGGTGACGCTGACGAACGTCACTCCGTTCCGGTCGAACACCTCGACCAGCTTGGAGAAATCCATCAGCGAGCGGGACAGGCGGTCAATCTTGTAGACCACCACCACGTCGACCAGCCCATCCTCGACGTCGGCCAACAGCCGCTTCAGGCCGGGGCGTTCCAGTGTGCCGCCGGAGATGCCGCCATCGTCGTACTGATCGCGCACCAGCACCCAGCCCTCGGACCGTTGGCTGGCGATGTAGGATTCGCAAGCCTCGCGTTGCGCATGCAGGCTGTTGAACTCCTGCTCCAGCCCTTCCTCGGAGGATTTGCGGGTGTAGACTGCGCAGCGCAGCTTACGGACGATTGGCTTGTTCGGTGCGTTCATGTCCGCCCCCTGTGGTTTTTCAGCCCGAAGAACACCCAGCCGTTCCAGCGAGTCCCGGTGATGGCGCGCGCGATGGCAGAAAGCGACTGGTAAGGCCGCCCCTGCCATTCGAAGCCGTCGGCCCTGACGGTTACGATCTGTTCGACGCCCTGCCACTCGCGCAGCAACCGAGTGCCAGTGATGGGACGGTCGCGATCGGCACGGATGCGGCGCGTGGTGATATTGCCGCCATCAAGCTGTTCGCCCAAGGCTTCCAGCCGCCGAATCGTATCGGGCTTCAACCCGCCATAGGCCAGCTCCTGGATGCGGTAGGCCAGCCGGGATTCAAGGTAGCGGCGGTTGAAAGGCGGCGGTTCGGTTTGGAACAGGTCGCGCCACTGCGCCTTCAGGTCAGGCGTCGATGTGGTCTTCAGCGCAGCCAGGCGCGCGGGGATTGGATCGGGTTTTGTCATGCGTCTCTCCGGTGTGTTGGAGTTGCATGAAGGCATTGGTCGGGCGGACAGTGTAGGCAACTTTCTCCAACCTCGTCAGAGACTTCGCCCTGCTTCCACATCTGAAGCCGGATCAGGCCAAGCGCCAACAGGCCGCACAGTTCTGCACGGCGCTGGGCCGGGGTCATCTGATCAGGCGGCAGGGCGTTGGGGCGTTTCATCGTTCGGCATCTCGACGTAAGTGGGTTCCTTACTGACGAAAAGCCAGTCCCGGACCCGAGACGGGACAAGTGATCCGACTCCGCGCACATAAGGCGGAACGGACATGGAACATCCACTCTTGCGGCTCGAAGATTTGTCCACGATTATCGGCAGTTGAATCAGGTGGATGAAGTTAACCGAGGGGTGAGTACATGCCGCGCAAAGTTGTTCTGATCGGCCCTCACGTTCTTGCCCTCATCGAAGATGCCCGGATCGATTTGGCTCTTGCGGCACTTTCAGTCCGGGAGGGCGAAAACGAGCCGAACTTCAATCTGCCAGATGATCCGCCGGTTCACACGGATGATGACGCTGTCGACGCGTTCAAGGTGCTGTTGGTAGAAGCACTTTCCAACTTCGATGTTGACGAGTTGCGGCCTGCAGAACAGCGCTGTCGCCGGATCCGCGCCCTTGCCGATGGAAAAGGCCTCACGTCCCTGACGACCATTGTTGAACAGAAACTCGATGACGGCCAGGCGCAAGAATTCGAAGATCAACCTGACCCGCTTTGTCGGAGCATTTGGGCCTTTTTGAATGCCCGCCCGATCTTCGAGGATGCGGAGAGTTTTCATTTCGCGCGTCAGTTTCGCGACTACGGCAAGATGTACGATGCTTTCGAGGTGGAACTTGAGAAGGCGGCCGTGCTGGATGCCGCAGCGATTGATGAGGCGGCCCTCGCGACGAAGATCACCAAGGTTCTGGAACTCAAGACCAATTGCACCGTCAAGGCACTTGATCTGCCCGCGACGTCCGCTCACCCTGCGTCGATCATGTTGATCGTCCGCCACGGCGGGCCGCTTTCGAGCGTCTATGATCATCGTGATGATGGTCGCAGGGGCACAATCTATTTTCGCCCGCCGAACGAGGCGACACTGATCTACACGCCTTCCATGCGTCAGATCGAAGTCTGCGCGGACAGCCCGGTGGTCCGCCAAGAAGTCGCAGGAGCATTCGCATCGATCACGCTTGGCCACGATGTGTCGCAAAAGCCTTTGACCTGGAAGCGTTACAACCTGTCCCGCTTCCGGTCGTCGTTGCATCTCGATCCGCCAAAGGTTGAAGGCTTCGAAATCAAGTTCGCCAAGGTCCTCGAGGCCGAGATCCGGCTTGGCAACTGGAGCCGAAAGCTGCTCCTGAAGGTTGCGATCGAGGATGACATCGGTGAGGTGGCGGATCGCTACCTGAGACCGAACAACATCTTCCGACGTGCCGACGGCTTCAGCCGCATTGGTATCGCCGTCGCTTACAACAGGGTGGGCGACGAGAAGGAGCGCACCCTTAACATCACGATTTCCGGTTCGAAAAGCTGCAACCTTCAAAGCAACAAGGATCCGGAAGAGCGCAATCTTGGCTTCGCGCTACTCGACGCGTGGGGAATCCTGAGCGCTTTCAAGCAGATCGACCCCAATGATCTGCGTGCAATCTTCCCGCAACTGGTCGCACTGCATGACCGGGTGGATGATGATGTCAGTGGCGAATATCTGCGCGAGATGGGCCTGGACCCCGATCACCTGATACAGGGTGGTCTCCTTGAGCGGCGCGGACGTCAGGATATCGTGCTGATCGACGACGAAGACATGGTCGGCGAAGGGATGGTGAAGCCTTCGATCCATGAAGGCGTGGTCCGGACGATCGGGCCATTCGGTCAGAGCGGGGGCACCCGACCAGCAGCTGATCTCGAGATGTATGAGATCAATCGGCAATGGCTGCACGAAACGGTGGTTCGGTTGATGAAGCCGCTGTTGAACAAGCGCACATCGCAGGTCCTCGACGCCGACCTCACGCTGCTCGGCTCCATGCAAATCGATGCTTCCGAAGTCCCGGTGTATTTCGCGCGGCGGCTCGAGGATTCAAAGACAATCGGGCGGCTGGATTTGGCCTTGCGGTCGCGCAACAAGGCAGGGGTCGGCATCGTGCTAGCGGCGGGGACCGATCATCCGACCTGCCTCGGACCGAACGTGGTTGTGCCCATTCTGACGAACCTGTCGCCTGACGGCGAAGAACTTGTGGTAGCCCGTGATGGCCTTGATTTGGCGTATCGCAGCAACCTGTCGCTCGCTCGCGGCGGGGCCACCCCGCAGGTACTGAGATCCGGCAAACAATCGGCAACGTTGCACGTGCCGGGCAAAGATTCGGTTGCTTTGGTTGGCGCTGATCAGATTGCCCTTTTCGAAAGGCTGGTCGCGGCGGAAAAGGCTGGTAGTCCGGATGTGCAGGTCAAGGAACTGATGGACGGCCTCGGATCACGCAGCCCGCAGCAAGCATTCCGAGCCGACATGTGGGAAAGCCTGTTGAACGTCTACATCAGCAAGGGGGCAAAGCGCGGGTATTGGCGTCTGGTCACCACCGCGCTTGCGCTGGAAAGTGTGCCCGAAACGCCGGTCGAAGAGCCCGTCTAACAACGGTCTAACATACGCAGGGGGACGGTCTAACAAACGGCTGATTATTGGAAGGGCTCCACGTAGAGGAGCATTTCCATGCCGACTCCCTTCCCATCGCGCCAAGCCGCCCCGTCGAGCTGGTCCACCGGCACGAAACCCAAGTCCACCACCCTGAACCCGGAATGGCGCTGCACGCGCTGTGACAAGCTGCTCGGCGTTTGCCGGGACGGCCGCATGCACCTGCGCTTTGCGCGGGGGCACGAGTACTTCGTGGGTTTCCCCGTCCAGGCCACGTGCCGCGGCTGCGGGACGCTGAATCAGGCGTCCAGCCCGACCGACTGACGCGCCCCACGACCACCAACCCCCTGAAATCGCAGAGACGCGCGACGTCCTGACCTAGCCACGAAAAGGCGCTGGACGCCTGGCCGCAAGGCAGGCGTCCAATGTCTTTCGCATGGCACGAGATCCGTGATCAAATCATGCATTCCGCTTCCACCCTCAGCTTCCAGCGCAGCTTTGATGCCATCCGGCGCGAAAAGGGGCCGGTCCTAGGCTTCCGCGATCCGGCCGCCTTGCTGGATGCGCTGCACCAGAAAGCGGGCAGCCCGGATCAGAAGAACCTGATCCTCGTCGTCCTTGCCAGCGCTGCGCATTCCGATGGGCACACGGGCGATTGCGCCCTGACCCTGATGCTGCTGGCGCTCTGGCCTGGCCTCGACGCCATCCGGCGCAGGTGCATCTGGCGCAAGGTCGGCACCAGCGATGAAATCACCGCCGACATCCTTGGCCGCACCACTGAAGCAATTCGCGGTCTGGACCTGCAACGGGTCAACTGGATCGCGGCCACCATCCTGCGCAACGTCGAGCGGGACATTCTGCGCGCCCATCAGCGGGAGACGGGCCGCCAAAGCCTGCGCAGCGAAACCGAACCTGACCAGATCGCTGCCGAAGATGGTTCAGGCGACGCGGCGATCAGCGAAGCACAACTGCTTCGCGATCTGCGGCTGCTGGTGGGTGCCGATGCAATCCTTGTGATCCGCGTGGCGGTCGAAGGTTTCAGCCAAGCGGAAGCTGGCGTCGAACTTGGCCTGTCCGAGGCGGCGGCGCGCAAACGCTACCAGCGCGCTACCCAGCGGCTGCGCGACGCCCTGCAGAAAATCCACTGACCCCGATGTCCCGATCCGGACAGCGCGGTGGCTTTTCACATTCAGACGCCACCGCGCGTCTTCCTCCAACCGAAAGCCGACACGCATGAACAGCATTGCCGACCTTTCGCCCACGGACCTCAAGCGGATCCCCGGCCTCTACCGGCGTTGGGAACTGACCGAGGTCTTCGAGGCGCACCGCAACTACCAGATCGAAGATGCCGGCACCCACGCCGACGGCACACCGCTGCTGGCGATCTTCGTCAGCGATCCGGTCCCCGATGTCCCGGAGGCGACCTGATGCGCCTCTTCAATCACCTCATCCCATGGAGAACTGACATGCCGGACCAACCGGACGACATCACCCGTCTTCGCAAGTCGCACTACGCCCTCGACGAACTGCCGGAAACCGTCAGTTTTCCGAAGCATCCGAGCGAGCCCCCGAGGGAGCCGCTGCCCGTGATGCAGGCGACCGTCGACGACATCGCTTTTGCGATTGTCGCGGCGGAACGGGAAAGCTCGGCAGCCCTCGGACGGGCGTCCGCGCTGAAGCGCCTCCACAATCTTGCCCGCGAGGCGGGTGCCATCGGGACTGACCGTGCCGCCGCCGCTGCCCTGAAGCGGGAGAAGCCCTGATGGCCCTCCCGATCATCAGCGCCGATGAACGGCTTGCGCAGCGCAAGGGTATCAAGGGCTGCATCTTTGGCCGGTCGGGCATCGGCAAGACCAGCCTGCTGTGGTCGCTGAATGCCCCGACCACGCTGTTCATGGATCTCGAAGCCGGCGATCTGGCGGTCGAGGGCTGGGATGGCGACACGCTGCGGCCCCGCACCTGGAAGGAATGCCGCGATTTCGCGGTGTTCATCGGCGGGCCGAATCCGGCACTGCGCGAAGACCAGCCATACAGCCAGGCGCATTTCGATGAAGTCTGCGGGCGGTTCGGCGATCCGGCCGTGGTGGATCGCTACGAGACGATCTTCATCGACAGCATCACTGTGGCGGGGCGGCAATGCTTTCAGTGGTGCCGGGGTCAGCCCGAAGCCTTCTCGGACAAGACCGGCAAGCCGGATATCCGGGGTGCCTACGGGTTGCACGGTCGCGAGATGATCGGGTGGTTGACCCACCTGCAGCATGCACGCGGCAAGCATGTCTGGTTCGTGGGCATCCTCGACGAGAAGCTGGACGACTTCAATCGCAAGGTCTTCCAGCCGCAGATCGATGGCAGCAAGACCGGCCTCGAACTGCCTGGGATCGTCGATTTGGTCATCGCGATGGCCGACATCGCTGATGCCAATGGCCAGCCCCAGCGCACCTTCGTCTGCCAGACGCTGAACCCTTGGAACTACCCCGCCAAGGATCGTTCGGGGCGTCTGGCCATGGTCGAGGAACCGCACCTCGGGCGGCTGATGGCCAAGATCCAGAGTCCGATCCGGCCAGCACCGGAACGTCTTAGCTATCCAGCCGTCGCCTCTGCCGACCCTGCCGCTGCGGAGGTGCCGGTCAATGGCTGATCGCATCTCGCCAGACCCGATGTCCCGATCCGGGCCCCACGATGGCTTTTCCCGTTTGACGCCGCTGCGCGTCCTTACCTCCAACTGAAAGGAACCGCGCCATGTCCGGTATCTGGAACGACTTCAACTCGGCCCAATCCAACTCCAACGTCATCCCCAAGGGCACGCTGGCCAAGGTGCGCCTGACCATCCGCCCCGGTGGCTTCGATGATCCCTCGCAGGGCTGGACCGGCGGTTTCGCCAAGCGCGCCGCGACCGGTGCGGTCTATCTCGACGCCGAATACACGGTGGTCGACGGTCCCTATGCGCGCCGCAAGATCTGGTCGCTGATCGGCCTCTACAGCCCCAAGGGTCCGGATTGGGCCAACATGGGCCGCAGCCTGATCCGCGGCATCCTGAACTCGGCGCGCGGGATTTCCGACAAGGACAACTCGCCCGAAGCGCAAGCCCGTCGCCGCATCAACGGGTTCGGCGATCTGGACGGGCTGGAGTTCGTGGCCCGGATCGACATTGGCCAGGACACCAATGGTGACGACAAGAACGAGGTGCGGGGCGCGGTCACGCCGGACCACCGCGACTATGCCGCCCTGATGGGAACCACCGCCTTGCCGATCGGCACCACGGCCCCACAGGGCTACGCCCCGCAGCAGACGGCCGCCGCCCGTCCCAGCCAGCCCGCCTCCGCCCCCGGCACTGCCGGTCGGCCGAGCTGGGCGCAGTAAGGGGGGATCGGCCATGCGCCTGCGCCCCCGCCAGAAGACCTTCGTCGAGCGCAGTGTGGCTGCGCTCGCCTCCCGCGGCAACACGCTGGGCGTGGCACCTACTGGCGCGGGCAAGACCATCATGCTGTCAGCGGTCACCGGCGAAATGATCGGTGATGGCGCCAAAGCCTGCGTGCTGGCCCACCGCGACGAACTGACCGCCCAGAACCGCGCCAAGTTCCAGCGGGTGGTGCCGGGGATTTCCACCTCGGTGATCGATGCCACCGAAAAATCCTGGGGCGGTCAGGTCGCCTTCGCCATGGTGCCCACGTTGGCCCGGGCTTCGAACCTGGCCGACATGCCGCGCCTTGATCTGCTGGTGATCGACGAAGCGCATCATGCGGTGGCGGACAGCTACCGCCGCATCATCGACCGGGTGCGGGACGCCAATCCCGATGCCCGCGTCTTCGGGGTCACCGCCACGCCGAACCGGGGCGACAAGAAAGGTCTGCGCGAGGTTTTCGACAACGTGGCCGACCAGGTGCGTCTGGGCGAGTTGATCGCCTCGGGCCATCTAGTGCCGCCCCGGACCTTCGTCATCGATGTGGGCGTGCAGGACGAGTTGCGGTCCGTTCGCAAGACCTTGTCGGATTTCGACATGGCCGAGGTGGCGGGCATCATGGACCGCGCGCCGGTCACCGATGAGGTGATCCGCCATTGGAAGGAAAAGGCGGGCGACCGCCAGACCGTGATCTTCTGTTCTACCGTTGCCCATGCCGAACACGTCACCGAAGCCTTCCGCGCGGCTGGGATCACGGCGGCGCTGATTCACGGCGATCTGGCGTCTGAGACCCGCAAGGCCATCCTTGCCGACTATGCGGCGGGCAGCATCCGCGTCATCGTCAATGTGGCGGTGCTGACCGAGGGCTGGGACCACCCGCCCACCTCCTGTGTCGTGCTGCTGCGCCCCAGTTCCTACAAGTCCACCATGATCCAGATGGTCGGGCGCGGCCTGCGCATCGTGGATCCGGAAGAACACCCCGGCATCGTGAAAACCGATTGCGTCGTGCTGGATTTCGGCACCTCCAGCCTGATCCACGGCACCTTGGAACAGGATGTCGATCTCGAGGGCAAGACCGAGGCTGGTGGGGCCCCGACCAAGTCCTGCCCAGGCTGCGGCGCCGAAATCCCGCTGGCCGCAACCGAATGCCCTCTCTGTGGCGAGGTTTTCCCGCGGGAGGATGAAGACGGCGGTGAAGGCGTTGGCACCGCCCCGCTGTCGGGTTTCATCATGACAGAGATCGACCTGCTGAAGCGGTCCAGCTTCGCATGGGTCGACCTCTTTGGCACCGATGATGCGATGATTGCCACCGGCTTCACGGCCTGGGGCGGCATCTTCTGGCTCGATGGGGTCTGGTATGCCGTGGGCGGTGGCAAGAATGAGCGCCCGCACCTGCTGGGTGTTGGCGAACGCACCGTCTGTCTGGCGCAGGCCGATGACTGGCTGAACACCCACGAAACCGATGAAAGCGCCTTCAAGACCCGCTCCTGGCTGCGCCAGCCGCCGACCGAAAAGCAGCTGCAATACTTGGCCCCCGAGTGCCGCCATGACTTCGGCCTGACGCGCTACCGCGCCTCGGCGCTGATGACCTTCGGTTTCAACAAGCGCGCGATCCGGCAGTTGATCGAGAGCGCGGCCAGCCCCGAACGGAGGGCTGCGTAATGCGGAAGTCAAGCGGCTTTGATGAGGGGATCGTAGGTCTGTCGGCGCTGGATCATGGTCCAGAGCACTGTGACGCGTCGGCGTGCGAGGGCGATGAGCGCCTGGGTGTGGTGTTTTCCTTCGCGCCGCTTGCGGTCGTAGAACGCCTTGGAGAGCGGGTCCTTTCGACAGACGGCGCAGAAGGCGCCCTGGTAGAAGACACGCTTGAGGGCCTTGTCCCCGCCGTAGGTGCGCCGCCACCCCGCCTTTCGTCCCGACTGCCGGATCACCGGCGCAAGCCCCGCGGCGGAAGCCAGCGCATCGGCCGAGGGGAAGCGCCGGATGTCGCCGACGCAGGCGATGAACTCTGCCGCGAGCACCGCCCCCATCCCCGGCAGCGACTGGATGAGGGTGCCATCAGGGTGGACGGCGAGCAGGGCCGCGAGGTCGCGGTCGAGGCGGGCGATCTTCGTCCTGGTTTCGAGTGCTTCGGTGGCCATCTCCCGGACCAGCTCGGCCATGGCCGTCTCGCCGGGCACGGCAAGCGTCTGGGCGCGTGCCGCTGCGAGGGCGTGGTCGGCCAGCGCCTCGGCACGCTGCACATGCGGGGTCTTCGCCAGATGCGCCATGATCCGCCGCTTGCCCGCCTGCCGGATCTCGGCGGGGGTCACGTAGCGGGTCAAGAGGACCAGCGGCCCCTTGCAGGTGACATCGAGATCACTCTCCAGCCTCGGATGGACGCTGCTCAGCAGCCCGCGCAGGCGGTTCAGACGCCGGGTCTGCTCCTCGATCAGGTCGCGGCGGCGGCCGACCTTGAGGCGGATCGCCGTCACCGTCTCGTCGTCGGGAAGGATCGGACGCAGGTCGCGGGTGCGGACCAGATCGGCGATGGTGCGGGCGTCGCGCGGATCGGACTTGCGTTCGCCCCCGGCAAAGCCCTGGCCCGCCCGATTGACGGCGATGCCCGGCGCATGGACGAGGCGGAAGCCCTCGGCCAGGAGCGACGCGCCGAGGAAATGGGCGAAGGAGCCCACCACATCGAGGCCGATGACCGGCTCGCCGCCAAGTGTGCGCAGATCGGCCGCGAAGGAGGCGATCCCCTCCGGCGTGTTCTCCACCGCCCGGTCGAGCAGCGTCCGGCCCGCATCGTCGATGGCGCAGGCCCAGTGGATCGCCTTGGCGACATCCATTCCCACAGAAATCCGCATGGCGATCCTCCCTCGTTGCCCCGGACCCGCATGCCCCGTCTCGCCGGCATCGCCTTACAAAGCCATCAGGGGCATCGCGTAATCAGCGGTCGATCAAGGGCGGCGATGCGGGCGGCTCAGCCCTCCGAGCCATCGGGAACAGCCAGCATGACAGCCATACCCGCATCGCCTGCGCCCAAGCAGCTTCCCACCGACATAGGCGCATTGAAAAGAGGTAAGGCGGCATGACCCATGGACTCCATCACCATCATCACGGCCGAGGACCGGCGGCGGCTCTGGCATCCGCGTGGAACGCTCTGTGCTGTTTGCCGGCAACCCAGCCGTGGCTTTGGCTGGTTCGATCCGCACCGGTCGAAGCGGCCCCGGCCATCGGTCTGGTTCTGCTCGATGTCTTGCCAAAGCTTCTGGACGCGTTTGGCGCGGGAGCGTGTGGCCATGGTTGACCTGACCGATGAAGAGCGCGCGGCCATCGCCGCCACCATGAAACGCATCGCCCTGCTGATGGACGAGATCGGTTGGTCCACCCCGCTGGCCGGTCTGACCGAGGCGCAGGTCCGCGCCCTCATCGAGGAATCCGTCGAGGGTTTCCGTGAGGCCATGTCCGACATCGCCAAAGCCAATGCGCCGGAGGTGCCGTTTTGAAGCTGGATTTCAATCACCGCCCCAGCTTCGCCGACCGGGTCAACGACGCCGTCGACCAGGCCCTGACCGGCGATCAGGCGACCCGCACGCCCCGCGACTATCTTGGCGGATCGCGCCTCGGCCACGCCTGCGAACGCGCCTTGCAATTCGAGTTTACGGCCACGCCGAAAGACGAGGGCCAGGACTTCAGCGGTCAATCGCTACGCATCTTTACGATCGGACACGCGCTTGAGGATCTGGCGGTCGCCTGGCTGCGTGGCGCAGGCTTCGACCTCTACACCCGGAAGGGCAACCGGCCCGATGGTGGCCAATTCGGCTTTTCCGTCGCGGGCGGGCGCATCCGGGGCCATGTCGATGGCATCATTGCCGCCGGGCCTGAAGGCTTCGGCCTCGCCGTTCCCGCGCTCTGGGAATGCAAGACAATGAACGCCAAGAACTGGCGGGCCTGCGTCAAGGACGGCGTCACCCACGCCAAGCCGGTCTATGCGGCGCAGATCGCCGTCTATCAGGCCTACATGGAATCCAGCGTGCCAGGCATCAGCGCCGCGCCCGCCGTGTTCACCGCGATCAACAAGGACACGGCTGAGATGCACCACGAGCTGGTGCCCTTCGATGCCGATCTCGCGCAGCGCATGTCGGATCGCGGGGTGCGGATCCTGCAGGCGACCGACGCGGGCGAATTGCTGCCGCGCATCGCCGCCAGCGCCGATTTCTTCGAATGCCGCTTCTGCCCTTGGGCCGCGCGCTGCTGGAGGCTGGAGCGGTGAGCGAGGACAGCATCCTGCACTTCAACCCGTGGATGGATTTCAACGGTGGTCCCCACGCCGAAAATCCATTCGGCTGCGATCCTGACCCCGACCAGATTTCCACCTTCCTCGACACCGTGTTCAGCTGGTGCGAGGGGCTGATCCCGCTACGCGGCTTCGTCGACAAGGGTCAGGGCCGGGACGGCAAGCCCCACAACATCTGGATCGCGGCCGATGGTACCGCCCGCGAAAAACTGGCGACCTTCGCGGCATGGGCCAATCGTGAAGGGGCGGCCGTCTATGTCATCCCCGGCACGGTCGCTGAACAAGGTCAGGCCCGTGCCGCCGATGTGCTGCAGATGCAGGCCCTCGTGGTCGACCTCGACGCAGGCGACATTCCAGCCAAGCTGGATCACATCGTCAGCCACCTCGGCACGCCCACCCTGATCGTGGAAAGCGGCGGTCGCACGCCCGAGGGCGCGGCCAAGTTGCATGTCTGGTGGAAACTGACCGAACCCGTCGCGGGCGAGGATCTGGCCACGCTGTGCCGTCTGCGTGGCGACATCGCGATCAAGGTCGGCGGCGACACCCATTTCCGCTCGGCGCACCAGCCGATCCGTGTCGCGGGAACGGTCTATCACAAGCACGGCCATCAGCGGCTGGTGCAAATCCGCGACCACAACCCGGTCGAGGTCGATCTGGCAGATTTCGCGGAAAGGGTGGCCGACATGCCACCGCTGCCGGGCGTAGGCATGGCCAGCACGCCGCTGTCCGTCTCCAAGCCGGGCGTCGATGCCGTGCTGACCACCCCGGTACGCGAAGGCGCAGTGGATGACTGGTCGCGATTTCAGGGGGCAAGCGCCGCCATCGGGCATTACATCCGCCTGGTCCACGATGGCCGCATTGACCCTGCCGAAGGCTGGGAGGCGATCTGCGGCTACAACGCTGCCATGCTGCGCCCCGAATGGCCGCTCGATCGGCTTCAGGCCGAGGCCGAACGCCTCTGGGCACTGCATGTGAAGCGCAACGGCCCGCCGCTCATTCGCGCTGCCCGCCCCAACGCCCCCGCCAGTCCGCTGCCAACCTTCAGCCTTGGCGCGCTGCTGGATGATCACAGCCCGATGCCCGACGACATCATCGCGCCTCGCGTGCTGACGCCGGGCGGGCTTCTGGTGTTGGGCGGCGCGCCCAAGGTCGGCAAAAGTGACTTCCTGATCTCGTGGCTTGTCAACATGGCCGCGGGGGTACCGTTCCTCGGCTTCACACCACCCCGGCCGCTGCGCGTGTTCTATCTGCAGGCGGAGATCCAGTATCACTACCTGCGCGAACGGATGCAGCAGATCAGCCTATCGCCCGGGGTGATCGCCGCCGCACGCGACACTTTCATCGCCACGCCCAAGCTGAAGCTGCTGCTGGATGCCGACGGCGTCACCCGCATCACCGAGGCCATCCGGGCCGCATTCCCCGATGCACCGCCCGACATCATCGTCATCGATCCAATCCGCAACCTCTTCGATGGCGGCCCGGATGGCGGCGGCGAAAACGACAACACCGCCATGATGTTCTTCCTGAAGGACCGGGTCGAGGTTCTGCGCGAAGCGGTCAATCCGGACGCCGGCGTGATCCTCGCCCACCACACCCGCAAGGCGGCCAAGCATCAGGTCAAGGACGATCCCTTCCTCGCCCTCTCCGGCGCCAGCGCGCTTCGCGGCTTCTACACCTCGGGTCTGCTCATGCACCGGCCTGACGAGGACAGCACCCAGCGTCGTCTGGAAATCGAGTTGCGCAATGGCCCCGCGCTGCCAGGCAAGCTGATCGACAAGGTGGCGTTGCGCTGGGTCGAGTTGAACCCGATGAATGAGCGCCTGGTGCGCAAGGAGGTCGGGGCCAAGTTCGATGCCGAACGGCTGCGCAAGCACGATGTCATCCTCGGCATGTTGCTCGATGAGGCGGCGGGCGAGCGGCTCTACACCGCCATGCAGTTCGCTGAGACCTTCGAGAACCGGGGTGGTCTGGGCAGCAAGCACACCATCCGCGAACGCCTGAGCGTGCTCGCCACCAAGGGCTTCGTGAAGTTCCTGCGCGACCCATCAGGGTTCGGCTTTCCCGTCACCCGGTCCCGGTTCGGCTATCTCTGCGTCGAAGGCATGCAGTTCGGTTTACCCGTCGAGGAGGTCGATCCGGCCACCGGCGAAGTCACCACATCCGCCCGTCCGGTCCTGCCCAGCCACTTCAAATGCCCGCAGTCCGGGCTCAGCCTTCAGGTCGAAAATCCGGCTGTCTGGGTCTACCAGGACGGGTCCGAGGACGACCTAACTCATATGAGTGAGGCCTGACTCATATGACAGCGCCAACTGTGCACTCAATGAAATCAACGGGTTACGCGCAAATAAGAGTTAGGTCCCTAACTCATGCCCGAAGACTTCATGAAGTCTTATTCCCCAACAAAATCAAAGTGTTGACTCGGCTCGAACAGTTAGGTGCTGAACCCCCATACTACGTATGGGATGGCCCCACCCTCGGGTGGGCCACTCATCCCATGCGTAAGGGCCTGGCGCGCGGGCCGCCCTGACAGGTCCCCCATCCTCCGATCCGACGACGGCGGCCCGTACCGCCAAGCACATGACCGCCGTCGTCTTCCACCAGGACCAGCCCCCCAAGACAGGAGAGCCATCATGGCTGCGACGACTCTGATCCCCAAATCCGACAGCGCAAGGTTTGAATTGCTGCCCGTCACCAGTTCAAGCCACCACTGCATCCTCGCCCTTGATCTCGGCACCACCACCGGATGGGCCCTGCGCGGCCACGACGGTCTGATCACCAGCGGCACGGCGAGCTTCCGTCCCGGCCGCTTCGACGGGGGCGGCATGCGATACCTCCGCTTCACCAACTGGCTAGGCGAACTCGACCGTCTGTCCGGTCCCATCGCGACCATCTGGTTCGAAGAGGTTCGCCGCCATGCGGGCACCGACGCCAGCCACATCTACGGTGGGCTCATGGCCACGTTGACCGCGTGGGCCGAACTGCGGGGCGTGCCTTACGAGGGCGTCCCGGTCGGCACCATCAAGCGCCACGCCACCGGCAAGGGCAATGCCGACAAGGACGCGATGATCGCCGCTGCCCGGGCCCATGGCTTCAACCCCGCCGACGACAACGAGGCCGATGCCATCGCGCTTCTGCTCTGGGCCATCGCAACGAACGGGGGTGTCGCATGAGGTGGCATCCCCACGGCTACGGCGGCCAGCGCCGCGACCCCGAGCAGGTCAAGCGCGAGGGTTGGCACGAACAGGGCGTACTGGCGGTTTCGGCCGACGATCTGCGGCTGACCTGGCCGGAACGCGAACTGGTCCGTCAGCTTGGCGAGAAACTTTACGGGCGTCGCCCGATGGGAAAGGAGGTCCGGCATGGATGACCGCATCTGGACGGCCGAATGCGTGGCCGATCATTTCGAGGAGGCGTTCCGCACCCTGCGCAAGCTGCCGCCCGTGAAGGCGCAGGGGTTCTTCAACGCCTGGCCGCAGATCGTCCGCACCAGTCGCGAGATCGCGGCGATGGAACCCGAGCCCATGCGGGTCTGGCCATCGGCCGCTGCCATCACGCGGCTGGAGCAGACCTCGGACTGGGTGCTGTGGATCGAGGAGGCCGAGCGGAAACTGGTCTGGTCACGCGCGGCTCGTGTGCCGTGGAAGCAGATCAGCGGGGAGATGGGCTGCGACCGCACCACCGCCTGGCGACGCTGGCAGCTGGCGCTGACCAAGATCGCGGCGCGACTGAATGCGTGAGCGACTCCAATGTGTTGCAACACTTTTCCCTTCGACATCTGCAACATGTTCGTGCTATTCCAAAGGCAAGATGGGGAGAGTGCGCCGAAGGGTTCGCTCTCCCCTTTGCTTTTGGGCGGATGCGGCTGGATTTCGGCTTGGTTTCCGGGGTCCGGGCGGGGTCCAATCGGCATCCATCCCGCTAACCCACTGATTTCTGGTTCCTTCCTGGCCATATTCGTATGCTGGCGGGCGAAGCGCGGCACATCGCTAGCGACAGGCCTTGAATTTTGGGAAGCCACCCGGAAGCCAGCGTCGACTGAACCTGCCTGAAACACTGCAAAATCAAACCCTTGAAGCTGGACACCCCCGGTGGCCGCTGGACCCCGCTTGGAGTCCAGTCTGGACCTCGGAGTCCGGAAGCCAGGGGTATCCACCCTGATCCGAGGAACGACCTGACGATGACGCTGAGCTTTGCCCCGGATCGGATCGAGATGTGGCCGCTTGCGCGCCTGCAGCCTTACGCGAAGAACGCCAAGATGCATGGGGCGGATCAGGTTGCGAAGATCGCTGCCAGCATGGCCGAGTTCGGCTGGACCGTGCCCTGCCTCGTTGGCGAGGACGGCGAGTTGATCGCGGGCCACGGCCGGGTGCTGGCGGCGGCGCAGCTGGGTCTTGCGGAAGCACCGGTGATCGTGCTCGGGCATCTGACCGAGGCGCAGCGGCAGGCCTATCGCATCGCGGACAACCGGCTGGCTGAAAGTCCATGGGACGAAGTTCTGCTCGCCGAGGAAATCCAGAACCTGCTGGCCGACGACTTCGACCTGTCGCTGGTCGGCTTCTCCGACGGCGAGTTGGACAAACTGCTGGCCTTCGTGCCGGAGGGGGACGGTGCAGAAGGTGGCACCGGGGGCTCGGTGCCGCCGGTGACCATCCCCGAACCGCCGCGCAACCCGGCCTCGCGCACCGGCGATCTGTGGATCCTCGGCGATCACCGCCTGCTCTGCGGCGACAGCACCAACCACGCAGATGTCCGCCGCCTGATGAACGGCGAACGGGCGATCCTGTTCGCGACCGACCCACCGTATCTCGTCGACTACGACGGTTCGAACCATCCGACGCGGAACAAAGACTGGTCGCAGTCCTACGGCGTGACATGGGACGACAGTTCGCAAGGGGCCGAACTCTACGACGGTTTCATCGCCGCCGCTGTGGCTGAGGCCATCGCCGAGGACGCCGCGTGGTATTGCTGGCACGCCTCCCGCCGCCAGGCGATGCTGGAGGCCTGCTGGGAAAAGGCCGGGGCCTTCGTCCATCAGCAGATCATCTGGGTGAAGGACCGCGGAGTTCTGACCCGGTCGCATTACCTCTGGAAGCACGAGCCCTGCTTCATGGGCTGGCGCCGTCCGAACCGTCCGCCGAAGGTGGCCAAAGAAACCCTGCCGTCGACATGGGCGCTGCCCAGCTTTGCCAAGGACGACCGGCCCGACCACCCGACGCCGAAACCGCTTGACGCCTTCGGAATCCCGATGCGCCAGCATGTGGCGCGGGGCGGCCTGTGTTACGAGCCGTTCTGCGGCTCCGGCTCGCAGATCATGGCGGGCGAGGCCAACGGTCGCCGCGTTTTCGCGATGGAGATCAGCCCGGCCTACATCGATGTCGCCGTCGAACGCTGGCAGACTGACACGGGACGCGACGCAATCCTCGACGGCGATCGCCGGACCTTCGGGCAGGTGAGGACAGAGCGGCTGGAGGAGACTGCGAAGGGTAGGGACACAGCTGCATGAGACAGAGCCGGACCATGTCGATGGTCGAGGCCACGGCAAACGTTGTCGTCGGCTACGTTCTGGCCATCGCCACACAGATCGTCGTGTTCCCGTGGTTCGGGATCGAGACGGGGCTCGCCGAGCATCTGACCATTGGTCTCGCCTTCGTCGGCGTGTCGCTGGCGCGTGGCTACCTCTTGCGGCGACTGTTCGAGGCGATCCGGTTGCGAAGCGTAGAATGAAGAACCGCCGCCCGAATATGGGCGGCGGCATCTGGTTCGTTGAGTTGCGCTGCGTCAGCCGCGCAATTTGTACACCCGCCCCCGGTTCTCGACCTTCTCGGAGGTCACCTCGAGCCCGAGCCGCTTCTTCAGCGCGCCAGACAGAAAGCCTCTGGTCGTGTGGCTGGCCCACTTCGTGGCGGCGACGATTTCCGCGATGGTCGCGCCCCCCTCGACGCGGAGCATGGCGATCACGGCCTCCTGCTTGGTGCCGCTGCGGCGGTGCGTGGGTTCTGGTGCGGGGGCAGTCCCGGCCGGTCCGTCCGGCTGCTGCGCCGCATCCTCGCCGATCCCGAGGGTCGCGAAAGCCAATGGCGTGGCGCGGAGCGTGATCGCCCCGCGTTCCTCGTCATGCCGCCAGACGGTGTTGAGGTCGCTGGCGGGGATTTCCTCGATCAGCCCGAGCTTCAGGAGGCTCTTGCAGACATTGCCGACGGCGCCGCCCTTCAGCTTGGCGGTGATGGGAAACACCATCCCGTCTTCGCGGGCACAGGCGGTGGACAGGATCACGGCTTGTGCATCGGTCAGCTGGGTCATGGTTCAGCCCTCCATCGCGGGGCGGCCAAAGCCGAGGATGGGGAGGATGAAGGCGGCGTCCTCGGGATCGCGGTCGGCCGCTTTCAGCCAGTGTGCCATGGCGGCTTGACCGGTGGCAAAATCAGGGAACTGGCCGAGCCAGCCGATCTCACCGCCACGGTCGGTGAGCACGAGACAGGGTTGGGAGTGCAGAAGCGTCATCGGGTCGTCTCCGTATCCGGGCCGCGACCATCGCGTCCCTTCTACGAGGCCAAGCCCCGCAGGGCGGGGCTGGCGCGATGGTTGGGTCGAGCTATTCGGCGTGTTCGCCTTCCTTGAAGGCCATGTTGGTGATCTCGCGCAGGCGATCACGATAATGGTTCAGGGTGCCGACATGGCCCCAGTCGATCTCGTCGGGGCTGGTCTCGAAATGGTCGGCGCTGAGGGCGGCGAGGCGCTCCAGCATCGCGTCGATCTCGACCTTGGCGGCAAGGAAGGCGTCGAGGGCGCAGGGCTGTTTCGGGGTGCTTGTACGGGGCATGGCGTCCTCGTTTCAGCGGGTGGCGCGTCCGGCCTCGTAGGCCGCCTTCAGGGCGTCGTGGAGCGACCAGACCGCGATGTCGTGGAAGTCGAGGTCATCCGACTTGCGTTCTTCGAGGGTCTCGATGCCGGGGATGTGCTTCTGTGCGATGGCGAGGAGGAGCGCTTCGATCCTGGCGTTGGAGGTCATCGGCTTGCCTTTCCGGAGTGAGTTGCATCGTTGTTCCGGAGACAGGTTCGCTCTCTCCGCCGCGCTGATCAAGTCGATAAGCACATGATCTTGAATGATAATCGGAGCCACAGATGCAGGGCATGAGCGAGCGCCAGTACGCCGCGCATGTCGGCTTGTCGCGGGGCGCGATCCAGAAGGCCAAGACGGCCGAGCGGTTGGTTCTGTTCGCGGATGGCAGCATCGATGCGGAGGCCAGCGATGCCCGGCGTGTCGAGACGACGGACCCGTCGAAGACCCGGAAGCCGCCCGAGCCCAAGTTGCGGCCAGTCCCCGAGGCGGCCGTCGCTGCCGTCGGCGATACGCTGCGCGAACAGGGTCTGGCGGTTCCCGCAGTTGGCGGGGGCACGACCTACCTTCAGGCCAAGACCGCGAACGAGGTGCTGAAGGCGCAGGAGCGGCGGATCAGGCTGCAAAAACTGAAGGGCGAGCTGATCGATCGCGCCCGGGCGGAGACGCTGGTGTTCCGGCTGGCGCGGGAGGAGCGGGATGCGTGGGTGACGTGGCCGGCGCGCGCTGCGGCGCTGATGGCAGCCGAACTGACGGCAGCGACCGGAGAAGGGCAGACGACGGTCGACGCCCCTTCGCAATCTGCGGTGACTGCCGCACTGATCCAGAGGCTGCTCGAAACCCATGTCCGTACACAGCTCGACAGCCTTGCCGAGATTCGTACCGGGCTCGGGTGAGGGACTGCTCGACTTTGACGGGGCGGAGGGTCTGCTTCGGGCATGGCGCAGCGGGATCCGTCCCGACGCCGACCTGACGGTCTCGCAATGGGCGGATCGGCACCGGAGGCTCGCGTCGCGCGCCTCCGCGGAACCGGGGCGCTATCGCGCGGCGCGCACGCCCTACATGCGCGAGATCATGGACCGGCTGTCGCCCGGCGATCCGACCCAGCGGATCGTGTTCATGAAGGCCGCGCAGGTCGGGGCGCCGCTCGCGCTCGACACGCCGGTGCCCACGCCCTTCGGCTGGACGACCATGGGCCAGTTCGCAAAGGGCAATCTGCTCTACGACGAGCGCGGGCGCATCTGCCGGGTGATTGGCCTCTCGCCGGTGTTCGAAGATCGGCCCTGTTTCGAGCTGGCATTCGACGACGGCGAGCGCATCGTCGCGGATGGCGACCATCGCTGGCCGGTATGGGACTTCACGAACGACCGCCCCATCGCGCGGACGCTGAGCACGGCGGAGATGGCCGGACGGGCGGTCATCGGCGCTGCCGGCAAGCGGCGGCGCTATGCCATCGACTGCTGCGACCCGGTCGACATGCCGGACCAGGACCTGATCCTGCATCCCTATGTGCTCGGTCTCTGGCTCGGCGATGGCGCGTCAATCATGAACCACATCTCGGTCCATGAGGAGGATGGCGAGGTTGTCGAGCACCTGCGCGCTTGTGGCGTCCAGGCCGAATTCCGGCTGCCGCACTGGCGCAAGGGCAGGATCGCCAATGTGGTGATCGACCCGACCTTCCGGATGCGAAGCGGGAATGGGGCCTCGCTCTCGGACGGCTTCCGGTCGCGCTTCGTGACGCGCCTGCGGCAGCTCGACGTCCTCGACAACAAGCACGTGCCGCTTGCCTACATGCGGGCCAGCCGGTGGCAGCGGCTGGAACTTGTGCGAGGGCTGATGGACTCGGACGGCACGATCTCGCCGGATGGCAAGCGCTGCGAGTTCTCGAATGCCGACCGAGGACTGGTGGAGGCCATGGTCGAACTCTTGCGCGGGTTGGGCTACAAGCCTGCGACCTACCACGGCACGGCGCGTCGCAAGGTCTTCGGGCGTGACGGTCGCGAATGCGCGGCAGCCGAATACTGGCGAATATCCTGGACTGCCTATGCCGAGGAACCGATGTTCCGCCTCTCGCGCAAGCTCGCCCGGATGCGGTCGTTGGAGAAGGGTCGGCCATGGAAGAGCCGGCGTCGCCGGATCGTCGCCATCCAGCCCGTGCCCAGCGTCCCGGTGCGCTGCATCGAGGTTGACTCGTCCAGCCACCTCTTCCTTTGCGGCAGGGGCTGGATCCCGACCCACAACACCGAAGCCGGGAACAACTGGATCGGGTTTGCGATCCACCAGGCCCCGGGCCCGATGCTGGCGGTCCAGCCGACGGTCGAACTGGCCAAACGCAACTCGCGCCAGCGCATCGATCCGCTGATCGACGAAAGTCCCGACCTGCGGGAGAGGGTCAAACCGGCCCGGTCACGCGACGCGGGCAACACCATGCTGTCGAAGGAATTCGCGGGCGGCATCCTGATCATGACCGGGGCGAATTCGGCGGTCGGGCTGAGGTCTACCCCGGCGCGGTACATCTTCCTCGACGAGGTCGATGCCTATCCGGCCTCGGCCGACGAGGAAGGTGATCCCGTCACGCTGGCGGAAGCGCGGTCGCTGACCTTCGCCCATCGGCGCAAGGTCTTCCTGGTCTCGACGCCCACCATCCGGGGGCTGTCGCGCATCGAGCGCGAGTATGAGGCCTCCGACCAGCGCCGGTTCTTCGTGCCGTGTCCGCACTGCGGCTATGCGCAATGGCTGAAGTTCGACCGGCTGCGCTGGCAAAAAGGGAAGCCGGAAACGGCGGAATATCACTGCGAGGGTTGCGACCAGCCCATCGGCGAACACCACAAGACAGCGATGCTGGAGGGCGGCGAATGGCGGGCGACCGCCGTCGCCGCCGATCCGACCACGGTCGGGTATCACCTCTCGGCGCTCTACTCGCCGATCGGCTGGCTGAGTTGGGAGCGGATCGTGCGGTCATGGGAAGCGGCCCAAGGCTCGGACGAGGCGATCAAGGCATTCCGCAACACGATCCTTGGCGAGACATGGGTCGAAACTGGCGAAGCCCCTGACTGGCAAAGGCTCTACGACCGGCGCGAGCGCTGGAAATCCGGCACGGTCCCTGCGGGCGGGCTGTTCCTGACCGCCGGGGCCGACGTCCAGAAGGACCGGATCGAGGTCGATGTCTGGGCCTGGGGTCGGGGTCTGGAAAGCTGGCTCGTCGATCATGTCGTGATCGAAGGCGGGCCGGATCGGCATGACGCGTGGTCGGAACTGACGACGCTACTGGACCGGTCCTGGCCGCATGAACGCGGGGCGCATCTGCGTATCGCGCGGCTGGCCATCGACACGGGCTACGAGGCCCCGGCGGTCTATTCCTGGTCGCGGGCGCAGGGCTTCGCACAGGTGTCGCCAGTCAAGGGCGTTGAAGGGTTCAACCGCTCCAGCCCGGTGTCGGGGCCGACCTTTGTCGACGCGACCGAGGGTGGCAAACGCCTGCGGCGCGGCGCGCGGCTCTGGACCGTGGCGGTGTCTACCTTCAAGGCCGAAACCTACCGCTTCCTGCGGCTGGAACGGCCGACCGAGGAAGACATGGCCGAGGGGGCGGCTTTTCCGCCGGGATCGGTGCACCTGCCGCATTGGGTCGAGAACGAATGGCTGAAGCAGTTCGTGGCGGAACAACTGGTGACGGTGCGCACGAAGCGCGGCTTTGCCCGGCTGGAATGGCAGAAGCTGCGCGAACGCAACGAGGCGCTGGATTGCCGGGTCTATGCCCGCGCCGCCGCCTGGATCGCGGGCGCGGATCGATGGACCGACGAGAAATGGCGCGATCTCGAGGATCAGCTCGGGGCGGCGCCAACGACGGAGGATGCGGCTGGGCGGGTCAACCGGCCGCAAGCCGCACCCCAGGGAAAACGCCAGTCGGACTGGCTGGGCCGACGCGGAGGATGGTTCTGACATGACCGACTGGACGGAAACCGAACTGGCCGCGTTGCGCCGGGCCTATGCCAGCGGCACGACCCGGGTCAGTTATGACGGCAAGTCGGTGGATTACGGCTCGGCAGAGGATCTGCTGGGCCGCATCCGGACCATCGAACGCGCCATCGCGGGCACCGCGCGGCCATTGCCGATTGCCGGGTTGGCGGGCTTCAGCCGTGGGGATCGCTGATGCCCGCGAACTGGATGGACCATGCCATCGCCTCGGTCGCCCCGCGCGCAGCCGCCCGGCGCGTGCTGGCACGGCAGGCCTTCGAGACCCTGACGCGCGGCTATGACGGCGCGTCCAAGGGGCGGCGCACGGAGGGCTGGCGCGCGCCGGGATCTTCGGCCGACACCGAAATCGGCGTGGCAGGGGCGCTATTGCGCGACCGGATGCGCGATCTCGTGCGCAACAACCCGCATGCGGCCAAGGCCGTGGCGGTGCTTGTGAACAACATCGTCGGTTCTGGCATCATGCCCCGCGCTGCCAGCGGCGATGACAAGCTGGACCGCAAGGTCGATGCGCTCTTCGAGCGCTGGACGGCGGATTGCGATGCCGATGGCCAGCTGGATTTCTACGGGTTGCAGACGCTGATCTGCCGCGAAATGGTCGAGGCTGGCGAGGTGCTGGTGCGTCGCAGATTGCGGCGAGCCAGCGACGGTCTGGCGGTGCCGCTGCAATTGCAGGTGCTCGAGGCAGACTTTCTTGACGCCACCAAGTCCAGCAACGTCGGCGCAGGCCGCATCGTGCAGGGCATCGAGTTCGACCCGGTCGGCAAACGCCGCGCCTACTGGCTGCACCCGGAACACCCCGGCGATGCACATGGGGCGCTGCGGGGCGGGCTCGACAGCCGCCCGGTTCCCGCGACCGAGATCGCCCATGTCTATGAAAAGCAGCGCACGCAGGCGCGCGGTGTTCCCTGGGGCGCGCCGGTGATCCGGTCCTTACGCGATCTCGACGACTATGAAGTGGCCGAACTGGTTCGCAAGAAGACCGAGGCCTGCGTCACCGCCATCGTCTTTGGCGACGACGAATCCCAGCAAGGCATCGCACCCACCGTTGTCGATGCCGACGGCAATCGGGTCGAGCAGTTCGAGCCGGGGCTGATTGCCTATGCACGGGGCGGCAAGGACATCCGCTTCAACCAGCCGTCCGCCACCGGCGGCTATGGTGAGTACAAGCGGGCCAGCCTGCACACGATCTCGGCCGGGTTCCGGGTGCCCTACGAGCTGCTGACCGGCGATCTCAGCCAGGTCAATTATTCCTCGATCCGGGCCGGGCTCGTCGAGTTCCGCCGCCAGATCGACGCCGTGCAATGGCAGCTGTTCATCCCGATGTTCTGCGCCCCCGTCTGGCGCTGGTTCACCGAAGCGGCATGGGCGGCGGGCCAGATCCCGTCGCCCGATGTGCCGGTCGAATGGTCGCCTCCGAAGTTCGAAGCCGTCGATCCGCAGAAGGACGCGATGGCCAACCTGCTGTCGATCCGGTCCGGCACCATGACGCTGGCCGAGGTGATCGCGAAACAGGGCCGCAACCCCGACGCGGTGCTGGCGGAAATCGCCGCCACCAACGCCAAGCTGGATGCGCTGGGGCTGGTGCTCGATAGCGACCCACGCCGGGTTACGAAAACCGGCAGCGCCCAGACCAGTGGCGCGCCTGCCGTCGCGGATGATACGGTGGAGTAGAGACTGCACGCACCAAGAGTAGT